CCATACATCATTCAAGGATTGTTTCATAATCTCTGGCTTAAATTGATGCCAAAGTCTTAAAGTAAGAGCAGCATCTTGTTCAGCATAGAAACCTACAAAGCTTGCAGGCATTCTCCACATATCTTGTTTAGCATCGATACCCCACTCTTTAGCTTTCTCATTTAAGAATGTTTCATTTTTAATTTCACCTAGGTAATCTTTAGCACAGGCATTCAAACTAAAACTAAATCTGTTTTCATCTATCAAAGCTGCAGCTATCATTGTATCTACAATCTTTCCTCTAATCTCAAAGCCGTTAGCTTTTAACCAACCTACGTCATAAGAAGCATTATGAAATATTTTTGTACTAGGTCTTTTCAATAAATCTACCATCCAAGCAGTAGTCACTGCTAAATCCATGTTACCACCTGCATCGTGTGCTATAGGGAAGTACCATTGTTTACCTAATGCTGCTACGGCAAAACCTACGATGTGGCCTTTGCCTGTGGCCCAACCTGAGCCGTGTGTTTTTAAATCAGGATCTTTTGTTTCTAAGTCTATGGCTACTTCAGTGGCTTCCCTTAAGTCAGGGTATTCTGAAGGGCAAACCCAATCAGAATCATTGTAAATAAAATTTAATTGATGAGTCATTATTTATAATGTTAACTGGTTATTTTGTCTGTGATCTTTAATATCTTGTTTATTGTTTTCATCGTATTCTCCTATTTTTTCTAGTTTACAATAACAATCTCCACATAAAGGAATGCCTCTATCAATGACAACTGCTATTCTTTTACATCTAGTACATGTTCTTTTTTGCATAATTTATAATAACAAATACTACAATAATAAAGACAATCAAAAGCAATGTCTCTTTTGTTGCATTCTATACATTTACATCCACTCATTTAATTCCATAGTCCCTGGCTAAAATCATTTCACAATAATGAATAGCTTTTTTAATATCATTCTCTTTACCTTTATCTTGGTGTCTACAAACGTATTTAATTACATTAGCTTCTGCTGCAAGTAATCTATTATCATTAATAAACTTTGAAGGTTGTATTTTAAATTTTTGATAATGACTGCCTTGAATTTGTTTTTTATACGGTGACATAATTACTTTTATACAATTTATAATATTTACTCAAGGGAAAATGATATCTGTGGAAAGTACCTAATAGATGTAAGTTCTTTTTTGCTCTAGTTGCTCCTACATACCATACCCTTAATTCTTTAACCTTGTCTGCTAAACTCTTTCTTTCATAATGTGATGGGAAGTTACATTTAGAAGATAGTATAACATTATCTGCTTCTCCACCTTTAACCTGGTGTATCGTATCAATAACTATCTTTGCCTTTTCGTCTAAATTAAAACCATTCTCAATTAACTTCATAAAATATAATTTTTCTTTTTCTTTAAACTTACGTTGAAACGCTTCTGTCCAAGGTTTCTTTTCTTCGACCATTCCTCCCTGCAGGTGCAGTTGTTCAAAATTAAATACTTGATTCGGATGAGCAAAGCTCCATTTCTTGCTGTCCGTTGATCGGTAGCCGTGATCTATGTTTAAAAGAAAATTGTACATGTTCCCTGCATCTTCTCTTGTTATGCTACCACCTTCGCAAATCTTTTCCCAATCTTGTATGGCTTTCCATTGGTTAGGATCAAAAGATCTCGTACCTCGCATGTCCTGAAAGTATATACCCATATCTCTAGCTTCATCCTGTAGTTCTTTCTTAACATCATTTATTCTAGCTAATATCATCCAAGACCCTTCGTCATCTAAAGGTATTTTCTTAAGATTATTCCACTTACTTATAGTTCCTTCATTACCATTAGAATTAAATTCTTTTTCTACTCTGTAACCTTCCATACCATTTAATAAACACCTAGCAAAAAAATGTACTTGTTTATTTAGTCTTCTAGATTTTTCTAGTATTTTTACCTTACCTGGAAAAGTTTGAAAGTAAGTTACTTCTGCACCATTCCATTCATAGATAGCCTGATCATCATCACCAGCTAAATAAACTTTCTCTGAGCTTAATGCTAACTTAACAACCATATCCCACTGTAAAGGTGTCAGATCTTGAGCTTCATCCACCATTAATACTCTAAAAGGTAAAGCTAAGCCTGATTTAATAAACTTCTCAACCATATCTGTAAAATCTAATCTATCATTTTTAAACTCCCCTGGACTCTCTTCATACTTTTTGTAGTTCTCATAACCGTGAATAATAGATTTAAATTGTTGTAATCTAACTTTCTTTCTAGGTTCTTTCTTGTAAAGCTCTACAGGATCAATCTTCATGTTCCTTGCCTTATCATAAATTTGTAGCGACCAGTTGTTATAAACTTTCTTGTCATCCCAAGCAGGTTTGTAATCTAACTTTACAGTTCCGTATTGTGTATGGAATTGTAGTAAATCTACTTTAGGATCTAATACAGGGATGTCTGAAAATTGTTGTCTAGCTAAACTATGTAAGGTTCTAAAATATTTAAAGTCATCTTCATTGTAACCTTTAAACTCTTTTCTAATTCTATCTCTACATTCTTGAACAGCTTTATTTGTAAATGAGATGTAACATATCTCATCAGGTGATAGACCCATTCTTAAAAAACGTTTTGCTCTTTGTAGTAGTCTATGTGTTTTACCTGTTCCTGGTGGACCAAAAAATTTAATTGTCTTCCCATGGAGTTTTTGCTTTAGTGAATTTGACATTTTTATTTTTGTGCGTTGTTTGTTGTGGTTTGTCTGCAACCCAGTGTCTCGTGTTAATGCTTTCAAATTTCTTACTCTTCTTACATCCGCCTTCCTGTAGGAATATTGTACAATCTTTTTCAGACCAATTGTAGCCCTGCTTTTTCATAAATAACTTAAAGGTTTCTAGTTTAAATCTAATATTTTTATCATCGTGCCATATATTATCGTGTTCAATTTGATCAAAGTCAGTAGTTGTATCTGTGTCTTCAAAGAATTTAGTCATTCTTGTATTGAACACATCTAGTCTTTCTTCTTCTCTATCAATACCTTCCATATCAATCTTGTTAGCCATAAGTTCTTCTAGCCAATCTTTATATGGATCAGGGTCTCTTTTAGAACCTTTTAATGTTCTCCAAACAATATCATAAGATAAAAGTCTCTCTCCAAGTAACTGTTGTTGATATAGTTGTTTAGTTTCTAATTTAACTACCTTACCTTGAATAGGAAGTAACCAATAAGGCTCAGGGTATGAATTAACTTTAACTAACTTACCTACTTCAGGTAAAGCTTCATTAAGGCCAATACCATACTTTCTCTTTGCACATTGTTTGCTACCATTACAAAACTGTCTAGCTATGGCAGTTCCACATTTAAAACTGTAATCATGTTTCTCAATCATCTCTATAACTTTATTAATTTCTTTTGGATCAAGAGGTGGAACACAAATCTTTTTATTTAAATCTCTAACCATATCTGTCCAATAATCTTTGTCAGAATTAATCTTTTTAGCTAATACACCAACATTAAACATTGCATCATTACGGCCCTCACCTTCTGTTACTTGATTTCTAATAAATTTATTTACGCAGTTAGGCCAATCTTTATTTTCCTTATCATTGTCTGTATTTATATTTAAAAAGTCTTCAGGTTTGACTATAAAAGTTTTTACGTATTCAAGATATTTATCAAAAGGAATACTGTTGGCATTATCATCTAATGCACATCGTGTAGAAAATTTTGCGTTTTGGTAAGGTAAGTTTAAGAATTGACCTTTTTGTTTGTCTTCCCATTTTTCAGGAGTTAAATCTACTGTGTCTTGAGCTGGAAAAATATCTGTCTTAGTGTCATTAACACCTAGATCAGCAGCTATAGAAATTAATTTCTTACGCATATCTGCAGCAGCCATTGGCTCAGATAAGTGCACAATTAAATGTAATGCATTTGATTTAGAACGGTAAGGTACAAATGGGTAACCTCGTTCTCTAACTAAACTGATGTATTGTTTTAAATCCATACCATACCTATCGATGTCTATGACACCCCAGGTACACGTACTATCGTCATGTATTACAACAGAACCTAAATGTGATTTACCTTCTAAATGATTTATCCAATCTTTATCAGTAACAGGTTCAGCTACAATCCAACTTTTATATTCTTCTTTACCCGTAGGTTTTTTAGTACCTGTAGGTTTGGATTGTCCGTAATAAGTTTGGGAGCCCTGGAACAGGGTTTTAAACTGTTCCAGGTCTTTGCTAAAATCCATACATTAAAACGGTGTCTTAGCTGATTGTTCTTCTTTATCGTGTTTGACGTTAACTGATCCTCCAGAACATGCTTGTCTAAATTTCATAGCACGCTGTACTAAAGACTCGTTATCGCAAATACCCTCTGATGTGATTTCCCAACCATACCAAGAACCTAATTGATTTTTTTCAAGTACAGTTCTCAATCTATATAATTGAGTAAAAGGTGCAGGTCTAAATGTACCCTTTCCATCTTTTCTAGGTTGTTGCATCAAGTTCATCATACTATTCCACTTCTTAGATTTTTTTCTTTGAGTGGACTTCATAGTGATCAATGCTTCAGATGCAGTAGTACCTTCAACAACAACTACATAATGTGAAGATGTTTCTTCTATGTAGTTACCATTTTCAAGTCTATCTTTACCTGAATCATCTCTTGTAGTTTTTTGCATGATGTCACTATCAGCCGAATATATATTTCTTGGAGAAGCAGAGCCTTCTTGGCCTCTGTCAGCCCATTCAATATATTCAAACTTATAATAAGCAGGTATTACTTGAATACCTTTTTGCCCATCATACAGCTTGTCAGTAACTGTATTGTAAATCATTCCAGGTCTTGCATCAGGAATAAATTTAGAATCTCCTTGAGTTACTTGTGGTGATAGTTGTCCTAAGATTTTTAGGAAAGGCAGCTGTAAACTTTTTGAATCAACGTTATCAAAACCTTGATCTGCATATTTTTCAATATCAAAAGCTACAACTGAATTGTTTTTCTTCGTTGTTAGATCTGTCCGTTTTTCACTAGACATTTTTCCTCCTTGGTTATTATTTGTTACTTATTACTTAATAGTTGCTCTATTAGCGATATAGATACCAAATAAATCAAAAGGAAGTTCTTCACCTTTTTCAACTCGTTCTCGAGCCCAAGCTTTTAAAGTCATTGGTTCAACTTTCATCTTCTGAGAATAATTAAAACCATGTTGTTGACATACTTTAACTAACTCAGATGCTAGATTATCTTGACCACGATCTAAATTTGCAGTGATAGAATTTTTAATCATATCACCGTGACCCTTAGCTCTTAACCAACTAAAGGCTTCATCTTGTCTCTCGATAGGAATCTTAGCACCATAGAACGGTTTGACATTAACTTTTTTACCATTAGTTAAAACTAATGAGTCAACACCAGCTTCCTGCATCATTTCAGGAATGATTCGTTCTTGATAGTCTCTAAGTTTTTCCTTGAGTCTAGATAGGTTCTCTTCTGCTGAATTTACTTGTTGTTCTAAATCTATACACTTATTACAGACTTCTGTAATATCTTTTACATCTTCTGTCTTAAGTTCTAGACTTGAGAATTTTTCAATATCCATATCTAGTCATCCTTTTAAACTTTTTATTTGCAATGTCAAATTTATTTTTATATAAATTTATCGGATGTGGAAATACCCTTATAAGACTAAACCCTATGAACATCAAAGGAAAGCCCTACAGCTTTCTGCAGATAAAGATGTATTTGCATATTTTATGGAAATGGGTACAGGTAAAACAAAAACAACCATAGATAGTCTTGGATATTTATGGTTTAAAAGAAACATTAATGCTGCATTAATCATTGCACCTAAATCTGTATACACTGTTTGGGACAAAGAAATAGATACTCATTTGCCTGATGAAATACCTAGAATAAAATACTTATGGAAAATTAATAAAGAAAAAGAATGGAATAAATTTAATTCATCTAAAGATTTAAAATTATTTTTAATTAACGTTGAAGCCTTATCAACTAAAAAAGGTGTGGATTGGTGTAAGAAATTTTTAACATTAAATCCAATGAACATGATTATAATAGATGAAAGTACAACAATAAAAAACCCACAAGCAAAAAGGACAAAAAATATTTTAGAATTAAAATACCTATCCCGTGTAAGGCGTATATTAACAGGATCGCCAGTAACAAAATCTCCATTAGACCTATATACACAATGTGCTTTCCTAGATCCAGCATTATTAGGACATAAGAGTTATTATACTTTTAGAAATAGGTATTGTACGTTTGAAGAAATATATGTCCCTGGGGGTAATCAAATGATGGTACCATCAGGTTATAGAAACCTAGATGAGTTAGAATTAAAACTTAAAGCTTTCTCAATGAGAATTACTAAAGATGAATGTTTAGATATACCTGAAAAGATATACCAAAAAAGAGAAATTACATTATCAGGTGAACAAAAGAAAATATATGAAACATTAAGAAGACAAGCTTTAGCTAGATTTGAAACAGAAACTATATCAGTACATAATCAGTTAACTGAAATTTTAAGATTACACCAAATAGCTAATGGTTATTGTAAATCTGATGAAGGTGATTTGATACAATTCACTAATGAAAAATTAAAAGCTCTGATGGAAATACTAGAGGAAACAGATGAGAAAGTTATTATCTGGGCAACTTATGTACACAACATACAAGAGATAATAAAAGCTTTAAGTGAGAAGTATGGATCAGAGTCTACAGTTTCTATGTTTGGAGAAACTAGCGTGCCTGATAGACAAGAAGCAGTTAGAAGATTTCAGGAAGATCCAGCATGTAGATTTTTTGTAGCTAATCCTACAACAGGTGGTTACGGTTTAACTTTAACTAAAGCTAAGTATGTTGTTTATTATTCTAATAATTATAATCTTGAAGTTAGATTACAATCAGAAGATAGAGCTCACAGGATTGGACAAACTAAAAATGTTGTCTATATAGATATTATCGCTAAGGATACTATTGATGAAAAGATAGTAAAGGCACTTGCTCGTAAGATACAATTATCAAATCAAACGTTAGGAGATAAAGCTAAGAATTGGTTGATCTAACCTTTCTTCATCATCTCTTTATAAAGTTCTACTCTTTGTAAAAACTTTTCAGAATATTCTTTTAAATCGTTTTCGTTCAATACAAATTGTTGATATTGTAAATCTTTTGTAGCTATTGATATGATCCCTTGTTCTATTGGCCCGTAATGTGTTTTGTGTGCTAAGTAGTAAGCACCTAATTGATGTTTGTACCCATCAATCCATTTTTCTATTTTAGGTCTATTAGATTGTTTAAAGTCTACGATACTTGGTTTACCTGCAGACACAGCTACTAGATCTGTAGTTCCTGCGTATTCATAGTTATAAGATAAAGATATCTCACTTCCCCATACTTCTTCTATGTTTAAATTAGATTTAATTAATTCTGCCATAGCTCTAGGATGAGCACCCTCATCAGTTGCATTATAATATTTTTGACCTTGATAATAAAATTCCAATACACGATGCATTTCAGTTCCCCTTTTAGCTGATTCGTTTGTAATTCTGTCAGCGTTCTCTGCACCAATCTTTCTTCTCCAATTATCTAAGAATCTTTTATCTTCTGTAGCACTAAGAATAGTTGTGACACTAGGTACAGGTTTATCTTCTACAAGATACTTACGTCCTGTTTCTGATTGAAATCTATTATGTCTTTTATAAGGATATTTTTTTATGATTTGCATACTGGCATATTAACCAATATGATTTGAAAGTACAGCTAAAAGTATGGCAAACATGCCGCCTATAATCCACCTTTCTATTCTTGCCATTTTTTCTTCTAAAGCAGAAATTCTTTCGAAGGTTTGTTTTTGCATTAATCTGCAAAGTTTTTCATGATCTTCTATCTTTTGCATTGCAGTGTTCTTAGCCATTATGCTTGCTCCCTTCTTCTAGCTGCCGCAATTGATGTAGTATCAAAAGGGAATAAAGATTGTAGTTGTTCTGATTGTGGTACTTGTTGTCCGCTGACCGTTGGCTGTGCTCCAACGCCCACTGGTGATTGTAAATCTTCCATAGTGATATCACCCATAACAGATGTTCTTTCTCTTTCTGCTTCGTCATTC